CACGCTGGGGTACATTTGAATATGTATTGTCCTGCACTATAGCGGACAAGCCTTTATAGTTAGAATCATTACGGAAAGCACGAACCTGTGTTCCTGATCCATGCACATTAGGTATGGTTTCTATCAAGAAAAATGCGGAGTCCTTATCACCCTGTCTTGCGTAGATATTGATGTTCTTTACATCAAGTTCCGAGTTCGTTACCGTAATTTTTATTTCGTTCCAGTAATTTCTTGCACCCGCATTTATAAAGCCGTCTTTTAATTGGCTCTTAGATATAGCAAGTTCAGAGTATGGGCTCAGTGCGGTTTCCTCACCATCGTAGTACTCATACTGATATGCGAACTGAAAGTTCTTTTCGAATATGTCGTTCTGAGGATACTCTGGATTGTTGTTAAATACAGTTGTAGGGGGGAACAAAGGAGGCTGCTTCGCTACCGTGATATAATTTCTCCGCTGTTGGGGGGTTCCGTTATTAAAAGTAGACGGGTACCCTCCTGCTCCAGATATACTTTGCTCTGCTAGGGTAGCGTTTATCTTCTTAGGCGCCGTCTGTCCGTCGTTAAAGTAAAGCAGGATGTCTCTGTTTGACAACTCAACTATAGACGCATACACAAAACCATCCTCAGTAAAATTAAGAACGGAGTCTTCATAAACTATGTAGGTCTTCTTGGCGTTCTGGTCATAGCGAAGTATCGTATGATTCTGGTTGCTGTTCCAAACAAAATAATACACCTGTGCTGCGGCATCATCACCGACACTACCGATAGTGAGATTTGTACCCGAGGGCATTGAGCCGTTTTCAATACTTGCTGAACGATGTGTGTTACCCCATGAGTTTTTTAACACAAGCGCCTCACCGTCGGCGTCGATAGACACACGAATGTTTTGCGCATCCGTCATTTCCACTCGGGTAACTAGACGCTCATCATCATCTTTGTTTAGAGAGCGAGGAAGTAGTTTATCTATAGAAGCCATCTATTACGCTTTAGGGCTTAGTTTGAAGTTTCTGCGGGTAACGCTCAATGCGTCAAACTTATTAAAGGACTTGAGCCTTGCGTTAGCCAGGCGTCTTTCATTATAGTATTCTGCACGTGCCCGCTGTTTCTCGTTAGCCGGTACGCTGGCCTTGCGTTGTATTGTGTGGTAGTAGACGTATGCGCGTAATGCTTGCTCTGCAAAAACAGGGACACAAGGATTGTCGCATTTGGCTGCATCTGATATATACTCAAGGACAACTTGTGTTGTATCGGATACAAGTGATATCTCTATCCGACATTCTTCCCAGTTAATTCTGTACTCACCAGCACCTTGACCACCGCCAAGACCGTAGAGACGACCCATTGTATTTTCATATAAAAAGTTTCTAAATACATAGGAGTCAAAACCAAGTAGATAATCTGGAATAGCATCAGCGGGTTGATCTGGTAGTATGTTCATGTTGGGGTTTTCTGCAAACACATACACTAATCCATCGTTTCCAAGTTGACCAATCTTAACCATCTCAACAAAGTCAGAAGGCAAATCAACTGTGCCTAGCGATTGGTTTACGTCCAACAGAGTTGTCTTAATATTATGAGACATGTCAAATCCGAATTCACGTATGCCTCGCAACGCATATTGACGTAACATATAATCAGATGCGGCTGACCCGTAGTCATCCATATCCACACTCATGATGTAATCGTTGATTACTTTATCTACTGTAACGTATGCCTGGCTCATTATCTACTTTCGTCTTTAGTGGTTTCTGAAGAGCCGTAGTTGTACACATCGCTGTCACGTAAATTTACACCAGCAAGTGTAAGTATCTCGTTGACGAGTTCAGTGAAGTACTGCTCTGGTAATTCAAAGTCCACACTATTGGCTGAAGAATAAATCTCTACACCAGCAACAGATGAAGTATAACCAAACTTAGGAGACTGTGATGTCTTTGCACCAGTGTCTGGAAGAATACCTTGTGGTACTTTGTAATATCTTAAGTTAATCTTAGCAATGCTCGTGTTGACATTTGGGAACACCTCTATGTCGTTTGCTATGAGAGCGACAGGAGCGTCATCAGAAGGTGCTGATAAATCGCTGTTAAGTATTCTGTCAATGTGGTCTTCGTTGTATACAAGAGATACTAGCGACTGCTTCTGTACACCGAGAATCTTTTTCCCTATAGTTGATATAGATATGACACGTGCAAAGTCACTTGGTTTAGCAACCGTTCCGCTCGTAAGAGTTAACTCAACCTTCTTAGCGAAGGTCGATAGGTCTTCCTCTACTTTTTTTGAGAAGGCAAACTGACGCGGGCCATCAATAGCCATGCGGCGCATTCTGTTTGCCATTGATATATCATCAAACAATCTGTTAAACAGATTCATCTGTGCCACACCTGCGAACTGATTAAATATAGAGGGAGTTACAAACCCTCTCTGGTCTTTGTTCGCTATATCTTTTACTGCTTTATATACTCTTTCTACACTTGCCATATGCCTTGAGGCTTTGTAGCAAATATACGAATAAAAAAGGGGGCCTTACGGGGCCCCCTTTCTTGCATTAACCGATTCTCATTACTATGCCTATGTACTGAGATAAGACAAACTTACGAAAGTTTTTCTAATCTAGAAACAAGTTCTTCGTAAACTGGAACACCTTTTTCGGTGAGGCAGAAACGAACCATAATATCTACAGGGTCTTGGCCTGCAGGGACAGATAAAATTAATCTACCGCTGTCGAACCAATACACTCCATCTGGCTTTGCCGCCAGGATCTGGAAGTCTGATCCTTGAATTACAGCGGAACGTACCTTCACACGTGGGTCATCGAACATCGATATGAACTGAACCGGATTTGCCTTAGCCTCTCTGAGTAACTCACGGCGAATCTCAATCATCTTCTGCTCAATATTGATACCGAGGGCAATCGCTACTGATAAAATCTCATCAGAGTCCTTGGTTCGAACTAACGCAATAGCATCATGTGTCAAGAACTCTTGCTCTACTTGTTCCTCGGAATCTGTGCTGTTGTCTACAATTTTAAACTTGTTGCCACCATTAGCGACATTGCTTGGATGTTTATCTAAGTACTCCATAAGGTTTGGCTTTGACACCGGCACCGCAAGTAACCCATCATTAAATGCGATGTGAGAGCGTCTAGCGTTTATGCTTTGCTCCTCCTTGTAGATACTAGACTCCCCTGGACAATATCTAATAGCGCGAACACTATTTGTCTCCGGGTCGAATACTGTTGTCTCTGTTCTTAGTTTGAATATAATACCGCCACCTTTAACGATTTGATACACTTTCTGTGATGGAGCGGTAGGATTTTTTTTGATAGCACTGTAACCCTTCTTGGGCGCAGTCTTTTTCTTTGCTGCAGGCGCAGCCTTTGCTTGTGTTGCCATTTGAATAGAATTAAATAATTAAAAAAAGGAGAGGGGCAACGCCCCCCTCCGATGTTTGTTCTCCTTATGCAGTGATAAGGATGTGTTGGTTTGCTGCACGAGTAACCAATGCACACTCAGAACGGTAGTTGAACTGAAGGCTATCTTCGTTGGTGTTGTTTACACCTAAGATAGAACCTGTCATCCAGTGCTCCATTTCGCGAGAGTAGCCGTTAGTGTCTTTGTAGTTTAATTCCAAAGCAGCAGCACGATCGCCTGTCTTAGGATCAACAACAGTTGTTAACGGAATCATTGCTCCCAAGTAGTGTGGGTTAGCAGAACCTAATAGTGTTGGTTCGTTCAATAATTTCCAAGAGTGCTTGTGGAATGTGTATCCACCACGCTTGAATGAGTCGAAACCAAGTTCTGAACCACGTCCACCGAATGCACCGATACCAGAAGTTACGTCACCGAAACCTGCAGCGCCATTCAATGAAGCAACCATGTCGTCAATCTCTAATGCTTGAGAAGAGTTTACGTACATAGCGTACTCTGGAGCAGCACCTTGCTGGTCTAATGTTTCAATCAACGTGTCCATCTGACCGAACGAAGTGATTTCACCATCTTGTACAATACCACGATCTTCGATAGCAGCGAAGTAACCTTCACCCGCTGTTGGGCTGCCACCAATGTTTGTAGTTGTCAACGTGTTAGTGATTGTCTCACCCAACAACAACATCATTTCACGCTTGTCGAGGAAACGAGCACGAGTGTCCATTTCTCCTTTCACGTACCAACGGTAGTCGCCGTTACCTACGTTAACCCAACCAATGTTAGTTGCTTGAGAACCTGTAACCTTGAATACCTCTTTGATAATGTTGTAAGAGTTTGTACGCTTGATTACGTTTGACTCTAAGTAACCTGCATTCTGATCAGATCCTTGAGCGAACAAGTTACCGATTACTGGAAGGTTGTAAGCACCAGTCGCTGCAGTTGCACCGATGTTGCCGTTTAGAATCTCAACAGTGTAAGAAGCAGTAGCAGCGTGACCAATCTCACCTGTTGGAGAGATAGCAGTTACGATACCGCGCTCTTTACCGTTCCATAATACAACGTCGTTCAAACGCAATACGTTAGCATCACTTGTTGCTTTAGTCAAAGTCAAGGTAGTAGCCGCTGATGCCGCTGTTGCTGCCAAGTTGACTGAAGCGTAAGAGTGTAGACGAGTTTCTTCCCAGTACTGTACAGCGTCAGCAGTTCCGCTTGCGCGCACTGCACCTGTAAGACTCAAGAAACCTGTAAGTCCACCAGAGATTTGTTGGTAACCATAGGTCTTAACCAATTGGTCACGGTTGTCTGGTGCGTTGATTTCGTCAATGAAATCAGCCAACGAAGTGTACTTCGCTGGGTCAAGGCGGCGGAATACCGCTGCTTTGCTGTCGTTAAATACCGGAGGGTACGAATTTGCCATGATAATATTTTTTTATAGCAGTTATTTTAAAAACATTTGCGGACGCCCTAACGCATCAAGTACTTGTTGTGTTAGTGAATCCTGTTGACTCGTATTCGGATTAGCCTGCGGTTGTTGCGGGTCTATGTTAGCAGCCTTCTCAACGATGGTACGCTGACCATCACTAAGACCTTGTGCGTAAATGCTGTTTAGAATTTGTGGCAGATTGTCTGTCACCGTTCTGTGCATGTTCCACAAGTCGTGATCCCATTGACCTTCACTTCCAACATACTTGTCAAAATAAGAAGTCATGTCGCTGTTAGATTTACCAAGTTCGCTTCGATAATCTTGCGGTACCCCAAAGTTGAATGCTTTACCACCAGGTAAGTCAAAGGCAATTTCGCCTAACTCTCCAAGTGATTTTTGATTCGCATTGAGCCAAGATTGGTCGAAAGGATTTGGTTCCTCTTCGGCTTGGTTTGAAGTTTCAATAACAGGACTGGTATAATCATTACGGAGTGTACCAATACTATTACGAGCCTTCTCTGCATCAATCTTCAACTGTAGATTTGCAAGTCTTACTTCTTCTTCGTTGTACATTGAGTCGTCAGTCTTGTACTTAGAGTTGATTAGTAAATCAATCTCGTCGTTTGCCAACGATGGATATTCACTTGCCATTTGTACACGCATCGCAGTGCGATCATCCATTTCGGATGGATCTAATGCCTGGTAGCGGAACCAATCTTCCGGTGAACGTCCAGTCTTCTCAACGAAGTCAGCAATAACTTGAATTCGTGGGTCGATTTCTGTTGCAGTTATTGATTCAGTACTGTCTACCTGCTGTGGAGTCTCTGTTTGCGTTTCGCTCAGAGCACCAAAGAAAGTTTCTAGTGCTGATAAATCCTCATTAAAAGAACTTTGCTCTTGCTGTACAGGGTCTGGTGTGGACTCCTGTACGGGAGCGGTTTCTTGTTGAACCTCTTGAGCAGCGGGTGCAGGTTCTGCATTTGCTACTGGTGCGCTCGGTTCGGGCGCTGTTACTTGTTGTTCAGCCTGTGGCTGTTCTGTTTGCGCTTCTTGTGGTTGCGCTTCTTGTGGTGCAGGATTATCTCCGCCTGGCATTGTATCCGAGATACTAAAGCCAGCATCCTTAATCTGCTGCTCCATGTTTGATTCTACACTATTCATTTCAAAAAAATTTAACTGATTGTTGCAAAGTTAAAAAGGAATTACTATGTTTACTGCAGTGAAATTTTAACCGATTTATTATGAAACATTTAATTATGAGCCTATTACTCCTTACTGGAGTAGCAGCAAAAGCGCAGGGAGTCCCTGCTGAAATTCAATTAGCATTTGATGCTTCAAACGTACAAATAGAGTACCAAAATAATGGATGGTACTCCTATGATGTATGGGACGAAAACACAGGATTAGTATTGTACCAGGCGTTGCTTGAAACCTGTGAAGAGTGGAATACTGCACCGCCAATTTGGGAAGGCGTTATTGCAGCAAGAGAATTTGCATATGATAATTGGGTTGTTGTCCTTTTTAAAATGCAAAACGAAAATGGCGACTACGGAATAGTAGGATCTATTATCCGAAAAAGAGAAGTCTTAATGTAAAAAAGGGGGTCTTAACGGCCCCCTCTTTTTTTTATCTATGCACTTATGCTACATCAAAATTGATAAGTAGCGTTTAAGCCTGCTCTATCGGCTTTAAGTCCTAATCCGCGACGCTCTGCTTCAGACATCATCTCTGGCGACACACGCGTACGAGATTCTTTATCTATATACCCTTGCTCCAATAAACCGCGTTCTAATTGCAGATCTGTAAGCATAGACGAAGCGTTTTTGGATTGCAAGTAATTTAATTCTTTTCTTTCCATGTCGCTTAACTCAACCTCTTCTCCAACTAAGGCTCTAACAACGTTATTGCTGACTGGTTTTGAACCTCCCGTTAAGTTGTCTGCTAACTCTCTACCCAGGTTAGAGCGTTCTCTCATATAGTCCTCGTTAGATAAACCTTCTGGCATGAAGAGTCGACTTTTAAAACTTCTCTGGCCTTCTGAATCTACTACATTGACTTGATCAAGCATTACCTCCTCGTCTTCACCCGGCATGTTTCCACCATTGCGGTACTTCATTGCACCACCCATTCCGTAGTCCATCTTACCGCCCATTGCGTATTGGTCTTTAGCACCAGGGTTAAAACCTGCTGGTGCACCAAGCATTGTTTTGATACGCTCTTCTACTGAGCCGCCAGCAACATATTTTTTGGTACCACCTCTACCGGCATTACCGTCCACAACAGAGTCGCTGTTAGATGCGAGCATGTCGGCAGCCATCTTTCTTTGAGACGGATCTTTCAAGAGGGCTTTAAGTAAACCTCCGCTCTTGTACATCTCTTTCATTCTGTCATTCATAATACTATGTGTTTGTAAGGCAAATTTAAACAATGTTTTGTAAGTTTACTAAAGTGAGTTACGCAGATGTTATTATAGAATATGGCCCGTTTACGCGCAAAGGATGGTACTCTATAGAGGGTACTGAAGATCCGTTGTTTGTCTCTACCGTCAATGATATAAAAAAGTTAGACCTGGGAGAATATAAAGCGTATGTCCTAGGGGGTGCTTTAGAGGGTTGGCTTACATGGGATATCGATATAGCACTAATAGGGACGCCTAGTAAAGAGGCTTACGATTTAATGTGGAAAATATGCGCCATTGGTTTTACTCACGGCATATACATAGACATACAGTTAAAGGAAACTATAGACAACTGTATGCTGAACTGTGGTGGTATAGATAAGTGGGACGGAACATATATTCCAGAGATGTCTTATGAAATAACAAACTACTTTAGTAACAGCAGTGCCCCAGAGGGAAACAGAAAGCATTATAAAACAGGGCCGTTCGGACTATGGTTTCGGTTAATACAATATCCGTTTGACAAAAATATAAAGAGACATCAAGACGGTCACAAGTTTAGAAGCCCTGTTTCTATAGAAGAATTATGATCGGTACTTCTTTACCTTCTTCTTGATTTTGTCTGGTTGAGCAACGAATTGCTTTCCCTTTTTATTACCCTCCGCTTTCGCTTTGTTTGTAGCAGCCTTCTCTGCCGGAGACAATGCGTTCCACGCAGCATCTGGTAAGTAACGCTTCTTGCCTTCTGACTTACTACCATCAGAGGTTCTCCACTTTTGCTTAGTCCAGTTCTTTAGTGACTTTTGTGATTTCTTGAGTGCCATTAGTTTTTGTATCCACCTCCTGCTGCCTTGTATGCTTTGGCTAACATTTGTGCTTTACGTGCAGACCACTGTCCTGCATTACCTCCTTTGGTTCCTGCTTTTATCCTATTGAATATACGCTTACGCATAGAAGGCTTAGTGTAATTACCCGCCTCGTTTACTTTGGACTTGCCTCCTTTTCTATACTTCTTTACCATCACCACTTTACTTTATTAGCCCAGTAAGCGGCAGACATCTTTCCTTTCTTAATGTTTTTAGCATGACGCGCTTTAAATGATGCACGTTTCTTCTTCATTCTGTCAGACTCACCAGACTTCGGCTTACCCGCTGTTGATGCCCCTTGCTCTCCGAAGCGTATAAGTTTAACCTTATCTCCTTCTTTGGCCGCAACAACATGAGACTTCTTAGAGTGATCTGGTGTGCGCTTAGGCTTGTTAAATCCTTTTAAACCGTGACGCTTTAGAAAACTTGCATACTTACTTTTTGCCATAGAGCAAATATAAGCATTATCGTTTGACCCCAGGCACAGCGAGGTGGGTCTCGAGTTTCTTTACTATCTCCATAACCTTTTCGCTTTCCATGTGGTGCGATGGTATTAGTATATAAAGCAACCTTAATTGCTCTGTCGTTAGGTCTATAAAGTGTCTCATGCTATGGCCTTTTACAAAACGATACCTGTACATATCGCTCTCCCTTAATCACAGGTCTTGCTCCATGAAGGTGTGTGACTTGAGATGGGTGAATCGCTATGTGTCCAACCTTCCCTTTATGCAGGGCACTCTGTCTACTAAAATAAGTTCCTCCTCCTTCATACCCCTCGTTAAGAGCAAGCACACAAGATATGTCTGCATGATCGTGATGCAGGTCAAGATGTCCTTGTACAGACTCTTCGTATTTTATAATAAAGGTTTCAGTCTTCATTACATCCCATCCCTTCCCGCTTAGTTTCCACAAATGTATTGCCGCCGGGTACACATATTCTTTTAGTATTCTTTCGTAGTACCAGTGCAAGCCTAGTTCACTAATCAGCATATCTGTAGCGGGATAATATTCGTGTCTGTCCTTCGTCCACTTTCCAGAAGCATTTGCCTCTTTGATTACTAAGTCACAAAACTCCTCTGTGAATAACGGAAACGTAAAGACGTCCGGTATAGGCTCATCTACTATCAAGTCAAACTTCTTCAACTTTGCGCTGTATGTCAAGAACTTTTCCACGAACTCATCGTAAGGTATGTTTCTCAAAAAACTCTTCGTATAATCAAATACATTGTGTCCCATAGATTCCTGGTCTTTTTGTTTAAACATGTGCTTGTCTTTTGCTAACGCAATAGGGCGTGTGTCTCTAGTAATGTATCCCAGATCACCCCTAGGATGCTCTGTGAATGTTGCACTAACAAACTCGTCAATAGCAAATATGTAATGATTAAAGTTTTGCTCTATCAACAAGCGTATTCCCTCACGGGTAAGTATATAAGAGTGAGTACAGTAGGTTAGTTTTGGTTTTACATGATTCTCAGAAAGAACCTCTGGCTTCTCAACAAAATTACAAGACAGGTAGAACAGAGTCCAATCATAGTCTGTCTCCAATTCCTCTTTGTTAAACTTCCTTGTTACCTCGAAGTCGTCTTCTAAGATTAGTATTTTCTCATAACCCTTTTCATAAGCGTCCTTCCATAATCTCCAATGAGAAAGAGATGTGCCTGCTTCTCCCGGCAAAACATTTCTGTTCCACCATTTATTTTTATGACCCTCTATTTTCCAATGATTACAAACCTCGTAGTCAGCAGGCATGTTCTCCCCGGTATGCCCATTGGTTCCAGGGAATATCGTTACAGGACTCATCATTCCAAACTCCGTAAATCGACTGCGTAGTTCTTGCTCCTTCTCGGGATGAAGGGTAATGATGTATGTCATATCTACATAAGGGACAGGAGGTATGTTGTCTAGATTAGAATAATCAATAGAGTCCTTTGTGGTAAGTGAAGGTATGTTTTCTATAAGGCCATACCATTCCTCTTTTACCTTACCCCAGTCTTTGGTCTGTATATACTTCTCTACCGCTGTCCAGTCTTGTATGTCTTTGTTAAATCCATTGAGAGTTTCTTCTAGTCCAGCGATTGGATTCGCAACCGGGAGAACCTTGTGTGCTAACATCTCTAACGCAGTAATACAAAATGTTTCATTGTATTCTGTTGGGTAATACCAGGTCTCCATTTGAGACAAGAGCGCGTACAGTTTTGTTACAGAAAGGTTACCGTGATAGATTACGTTTTGCATTTGCTCTACACGCTCTGCGAAATGCTTTTCATAATACTTCAATCCATAAGAAGGTGTAGATATATGAAGTTTATTTGAGCCTGTTGAATACTTAAGTTCCCAGTCATCTAGAACCCTGTCTAACCCTCTTTCTGGATGCGAGGTGTATACATAAGATCCTGGCTCTTTCTTAGAAACTGGCGCGACATTGCTTACGCTTATACCATTGCCTATAACATTGATTTTATCTGGGTGTATCACAGCCTTCTCTTGAATAGAGAAAACTTCTTTATGCCAGTTCGTTACACAGACAATCACCTCTGTTTCATTGTAAGCCCGCTGTATGTCGTTATCCGTCATGCGCTCACCTTGATACCAGTAGTAAGGGAGTTCGTTGTGTAGCCAAAATATCTTTTTAGTTTCTGGGCCTACGTCATAATATTTTAAGTAATGTAGATAAGCCACGCCTATTAAGACATCTGGAGTTCCAACATCGCTTACATTCTCTAGAGGTGTATAGTATACATCTCCACCACCAAGGTATTTGTCGTGTCGTGCTTTTACCATACCTACAACGTATACCGAGTTATTCGCAACAGCGGCAAACTGCTTGGCTAGATTCGCTATACATTGTTCTGTGCCTCCTAATCCCTCTGTGTTTGAGTCCCATGGTTCAGCGTAGTATCCTGCGTGTATTACTATTTTCATCGTTGTGTATTAAAAAAGAATGTTTGAAATAATCTACCAGTATAAAGGTCGTTGCCAAAGTAATCTATAGAGGTGTGAAACTGACTACCCTTGTATAGAATCAGCCTATTGTATACATTACCAACGCTACTTACTAATTCCCATTTAGTCACATCCTGCGCCTGGTTATCCCACGCTGCATCTTCACCAGGCGTAGCCGGCTCTAGAAGCCCTGTTGCTTTATGTTTATAGAATCCAGTGCCTCCAGACAATGGTGCATCTGGTGTTAGATACAACACGCCAGCCCATTGGGTTCCACCATCATAGTGAATCCAAGACCTGTCTTTCGCTGTTGTTATTTGGAATGCTGCATTGTAACCCTGATCTGGCCAATAGGTTATAGGGCCGTGCAGAGGGCTGACTATACATTCGATTGTAGCCTTTGTGCTATCTGTAGAGAACGACTTTGTTCTGGCACCAGGGTAGTTTCCCTTTTGGTCAAACGATTGTTCAAGCGCAAAGTTCCGAACGTCATCCACATTATCATAGAAGTCATCTACGACATAAGTTTTAATGTCCATTGAATTAGATTTATATCACTAAAGATACATTATCTAACTGGTCTTTACAATTCTCGAATAGACTCTGTATGTGCCGTTACTAAGTGTATCTATATGAGTAACAGCGCTGGAGCGGTCAGAGAATGTCTTTGCGTTAGAAGCATCGTCATCTCTCGCCCAAGTTCCATCATCCAAAAGGATGTCGCTGGTTACAATGTCTTGTATGTAGTAACTCTCTGTCGTTGCCATTATGATAGTCTTGTAATACTTAAACCTCTGTATACACCCCCTGATTGTACTGTGTGGTTCCAAGAACCGTCAAGAGCATTGCCCGCTGTTAGTTGGAATTGGTTTCCGGACGTTGCGTGGAACATAACACAAGCAGTCAATGAACTAAACTCTCCGTAGGTATTATATCTAAAGTATTCATAAGCAGCAGAGCCATCAATATTTGATGCACTACCACCAGAACCTTTTACATAGAACCCAACACAGTTACGTGCAGCAAGGTTGTTTTTAAGTGTAACAGCATACGTCAATAAGTATGTACCAGTTGCACCAACGGTAATGGTGCCCTCTTCGACAGTAATATTATCACCAGCATTTGTTTGGGTAACAGCAATAAAGGCTTGATTAGAGGAAATGGTTTGAACATCCACTGTACAAACACAAGGATCGTAACCTGTACCATTACTACCCGCTGTTCCTGTCTGACCCTTCTGTCCTTTAGAGCCAGCAGTACCGCTGTTACCAGCATTACCTTGAGCGCCTTTTTGTCCTTTACTACCATTTGAACCATCAGATCCATTAGAACCAGCAGCACCTTTCTGTCCTTTAGCACCAGCCGCACCAGAGTTACCGGCATTACCTTGAGCACCTTTTTGTCCTTTAGCACCGTCTGAACCATCAGATCCATTAGAACCAGCGGCACCTTTTTGTCCTTTAGCACCGTCTGAACCATCCGAACCTGCACCACCTTGAGCGCCTTTCTGTCCTTTAGAACCACCAGCACCGCTGTTACCAGCATTACCTTGGGCACCTTTTTGTCCCTTCGAACCATCCGAGCCATCAGAACCAGCAGTACCCTGTGCACCTTTAGCACCATCAGAGCCATCGGAACCTGCGGTACCCTGTGCACCTTTTTGTCCTTGTGCACCTTTTGAACCATCCGAACCTGCACCACCTTGTGCGCCTTTCTGACCTTTATCACCGCCTGCACCAGAATTACCTGCATTACCTTGGGCACCCTTCTGTCCCTTAGAACCATCAGAACCGTCAGAACCTGCGGCACCTTGTGCACCTTTTGAACCATCCGAACCTGCACCACCTTGAGCACCCTTTTGTCCTTGCGCTCCTTTTGCTCCATCAGAACCATCAGAACCCGCGGTACCTTGAGCACCCTTCTGTCCTTTATCTCCTTGCGCACCCTTAGCGCCTTGAGCACCTTTAGCACCAGCGGTACCAGAGTTACCTGCATTACCTTGTGCACCCTTCTGTCCCTTAGAACCATCAGACCCATCTGAACCAGCAGCACCTTGTGCACCCTTCTGTCCTTGTGCACCTTTAGCGCCATCTGAACCATCTGAACCAGCGGTACCCTGTGCACCCTTTTGTCCTTTGGCTCCATCAGTACCAGAGGCACCAGTGTTACCTTGAGCCCCCTTCTGACCTTTAGAACCATCAGTACCAGCGCCGCCTTGTGCGCCCTTCTGTCCTTGCGCTCCTTTATCTCCATCGGAACCAGCACCACCCTGTGCTCCTTTTTGTCCCTTAGTTCCTTGCGCTCCTTTAGCACCATCTGAGCCGTCTGAACCAGCAGCACCTTGTGCACCTTTCTGTCCTTTGGCTCCATCAGTACCAGAGGTACCAGTATTACCTTGGGCACCCTTCTGTCCTTGTGCACCTTTAGCACCATCTGAGCCGTCTGAACCAGCAGCACCTTGCGCACCCTTTTGACCCTTGTCTCCTTGAGCACCTTTGGCTCCATCAGTACCAGAGGCACCAGCATTACCTTGGGCACCCTTTTGACCCTTGTCTCCTTGTGCACCTTTGTCACCAGCAGTACCCTGTGCACCTTTATCTCCTTGAGCACCCTTGTCTCCATCAGTACCAGCACCACCCTGTGCACCCTTCTGGCCTTTGTCTCCTTGAGCACCTTTAGCCCCATCCGAACCATCAGAACCAGCAGCACCCTGTGCTCCCTTCTGACCTTTAGCACCGTCAGTACCAGAGGTACCAGCGTTACCTTGTGCACCCTTCTGTCCTTTAGCGCCATCTGAGCCATCCGATCCCGCTGTTCCTTGAGCACCCTTTTGACCTTTGTCACCTTGAGCACCTTTGCTTCCCTGGGCTCCTTTAGCGCCGTCAGTACCAGAGGCACCAGCATTACCTTGTGCACCTTTCTGACCTTTGTCACCAGTGGTTCCTTTTTGTCCTTGTGCTCCCTTGTCTCCGTCAGTACCGGCTAAACCTTTTTGTCCTTTATCTCCTTGGGCTCCCTTCTGGCCCTGATCACCTTTCGAACCATCTTGACCAGATGCGCCTTGAGCCCCTTTGTCACCAGTTAAACCCTTCTGACCTTTATCTCCAGTCTGCCCTTTCTGACCCTTATCTCCTTGGTCACCTTTAGACCCATCTTGACCCGACGCACCCTGTGCACCCTTATCACCTTGCGCACCTTTGGTTCCGTCTATACCTTTCTGACCCTTGTCTCCTTGAGCACCCTTAGTTCCATCAACACCCTTCTGGCCCTTATCACCTTGCGCACCTTTAGCACCATCTTGACCGGACGCTCCTTGTGCACCTTTATCTCCCGCTGTTCCTTTTTGTCCTTTATCTCCTTGAGCACCCTTGATTCCTTGTTGACCCTTCTGGCCTTTCTCGCCTTGCGCACCTTTGTCACCAGTAACACCCTTATCTCCTTGAGCCCCTTTATCTCCTTGGTCTCCCTTAGAACCATCTTGACCAGAAGCACCTTGTGCACCCTTGTCTCCGGTGAGACCTTTTTGGCCTTTATCACCAGTGGTACCTTTTTGTCCTTTATCTCCTTGGTCTCCCTTAGAGCCGTCTTGACCAGAGGCGCCTTGTGCACCTTTGGTTCCATCTATACCTTTCTGGCCTTTGTCACCGGCAGTACCTTTTTGTCCTTTGTCGCCGGTAATTCCTTTCTCTCCCTGATCACCTTTAGACCCGTCTTGACCAGAAGCGCCTTGGGCTCCCTTATCTCCAGCCGTTCCTTTCTGGCCCTTGTCACCAGTGGTGCCTTTCTGACCCTTGTCTCCTTGGTCACCTTTCGAACCGTCTTGACCCGATGCGCCTTGTGCACCTTTGTCTCCGGTGAGACCTTTCTGACCCTTGTCTCCTTGAGCACCTTTATCTCCCTGTGCACCTTTATCTCCTTTTTGTCCCTTATCTCCTTGCGCACCTTTAGACCCGTCTTGACCCGATGCTCCTGTTGCACCTTTATCTCCTTGTTCACCTTTATCTCCTTGCTCACCTTTATCTCCCTGTGCACCTTTATCACCCTGTGCACCTTTCGAACCATCATCACCAGATGCTCCTTGTGCACCTTTATCTCCTTGTGCACCTTTCTGACCCTTATCTCCTTGCTCACCTTTCTGACCCTTATCTCCTTGGGCACCTTTCGAACCATCATCACCGGAAGCACCCTGTGCACCTTTGTCGCCGGTAGTTCCTTTTTGTCCTTTGTCGCCCTGGTCTCCTTTTTGTCCCTTATCTCCTTGGGCACCTTTCGAACCGTCTTGACCCGATGCTCCTGTTGCACCTTTGTCACCTTGTGCACCTTTATCTCCTTGCTCACCTTTATCTCCCTGTGCACCTTTATCACCCTGTGCACCTTTCGAACCGTCTTGACCCGATGCTCCTGTTGCGCCTTTGTCTCCAGTCTGTCCTTTTTGACCCTTGTCACCAGTGGTACCTTTCTGACCCTTATCTCCTTGGTCACCTTTAGAACCGTCTTGACCCGATGCTCCTATTGCGCCTTTGTCACCTTGTGCACCTTTATCTCCTTGAGCACCCTTGTCTCCAGTCTGCCCTTTCTGACCCTTATCTCCTTGGTCACCTTTAGAACCACCTTCACCAGATGCGCCTGTTGCGCCTTTGTCTCCAGTCTGTCCTTTTTGGCCTTTATCACCAGTGGTACCTTTTTGTCCTTTGTCTCCTTGGTCACCTTTAGAACCACCTTCACCAGACGCTCCTGTTGCGCCCTTGTCGCCTTGTGCACCCTTGTCTCCAGCAGTACCTTTTTCTCCCTTGTCTCCTTGTGCACCTTTTACACCAATACCTTCTTCTCCTTGTTGGCCCTTCTGACCCTTGTCTCCAGCAGTACCTTTTTCTCCCTTGTCTCCTTGGTCACCTTTCGAGCCGCCTTCACCAGAAGCACCTTGTGCGCCCTTGTCACCTTGTGCGCCTTTGTCTCCTTGTTCGCCTTTCTGACCCTTGTCGCCCTGTGCGCCCTTGTCGCCACCTTCACCAGAGGCTCCTTGCGCACCCTTGTCACCCTGTGCACCTTTGTCTCCTTGTGCACCTTTATCACCCGCTGTTCCTTTATCACCCTGTGCGCCCTTGTCGCCTTGGTCACCTTTATCGCCACCTTCACCAGAAGCACCCTGGGCACCTTTATCGCCCTGTGCTCCTTTGGTTCCGTCTATACCTTTTTCTCCTTGCTCACCTTTATCTCCTTGAGTACCCTTTTCGCCTTGGGCGCCTTTGGTTCCATCAATACCTTTTTCTCCTTGCTCACCTTTGTCTCCTTGTTCACCTTTATCTCCTTGAGCGCCTTTATCTCCCTTGTCTCCTTGCTCTCCCTTGTCACCCTTATCTCCCTGTTCTCCTTTGTCACCGCCCTCGCCTTTCTCGCCTTTCTCGCCTTGTTCTCCTTTGGTTCCATCTTCACCTTTCTGGCCTTTATCTCCTTGAGTACCTTTATCACCTTGGGCACCTTTGTCGCCTTGTGTACCCTTGTCACCTTGAGTACCTTTCTCTCCCTTGGCTCCCTCAGTTCCTTTTTCACCCTTATCTCCTTGGGCACCCTTATCGCCCTCGTCGCCTTGGTCTCCCTTTTCTCCGGTAGCACCCTTGGCTCCATCAATACCCTTTTGGCCTTTGCTTCCTTCTTCTCCTTTAGAGCCTTCCTCACCTTTAGACCCCTGATCACCTTTATCACCTTGAGCGCCCTTTTGTCCCTTAGTACCTTCAGCGCCCTTAGTGCCTTCAGCACCCTTGGCTCCCTCAGTTCCTTTTTCACCTTGAGCACCTTTGGCGCCTTTGTCACCTTGAGCACCCTTAGCGCCCTTCGAACCAGGAAGTTGCTTGACGTCTCCCTTTGTAACAAGGATAGTTGTACAAGGAGGTATCGTCAAGTCAAAGACAAGTCCAGATCCGTTTTCTACAGTGACGTCTATTTTGGCCATTGGTTTTGTTTTGTTATTGCACTATATCTTGCACTACATCAAAGGTTCCATAGAACCATGTGTCTACACTAGAGTCTGAAATCAGTGTAGCCTGCAGGCCGTACACATAAGTACCGGGCTCTACCTGCATATCTGTAGCGGAAATAGAAATAGTTAAAGCACCAACATTGGTGCCGCTAATTGTTATGTCTGTACTGGGTATAATTAATGGGCCGTCATCATACTCTCTGACTTCCATTTTATACGTGTACAGTGTTAGGTCTAATGCCGTTCCATCAGAGTCCTTTACTTGGGCGTCTAATTGAAAAGTATCACCGCGACGGGCACATATGTTTACCTGTGCAGCGTTATTCATATTTACGTTTGTGGGGTCTCCACAGGAACATTGGCTTGTTGAGCAGGAGCAAGACATCTTATGATATTGTTAGGTTGGTTACTATATCCTCACTAAGAGGTGGGCGTTCGCCTTGGCGTTGAGCAATCAGTTTACTTTGAGCCAACGCTTGTTTATCTATTCTCTGATCTTTACGATTTTCCGATTCAGCATCAGCCTGCATACGAACTCCGCTTTCCACTTGTTGCTCAACTACGCCATACTCTCCTTTAAGTTGTTCTATTTGAATTTTGAACTGATACTCTAGTTGTATGAGTTGCGCTTTGGCTTCCGTCTCTAATTGAATCCGCTGTGCTTCGATCTGGGCTTCGAGTTGCTTTTTCTGCATCTCCATTTGAGCGGCTACCTGTGAGGCTTGCTGATTTGATTGAGACTGAATCTGAGCCTGCTGCGCCATCATCTCTTGTTGTTGTTTGATTCTTTTCTTTCTGCGAACCACCAAGAGTCTCTCTGCTTGTTCCACGTCTTTAATCTGACGAATGGCAATCGCATCTTCAAGGTCAATTTCTTTTTGTCCAAGAGCAATCTGTATGTTTTGTTCTAGGTATTGCTTGTCCATTTCGTTCATCTCAGTAACAACCACCACACCGAAGTTGTACATAGATAGGTTATCAAAAGAACTAAGCACAGCCATATTGGTTTCTCCCACGGCATTTGTATATACTTTATACAATATACTATCTGGTGGTATTACCTGTAGACAGCGAACAATATCATCACAGACCTTCTGATACAAAACCATCGCAGCATTAGTGATGTCGTATATAGCGTTGTTTCCAGCCTGCACTGCCATTTGGTTTACACCTACTAAGGCTTCTCCTTTCGGAGTGGTTCCATCCATAACCTCATTGATACCAGTGGCATCTCTTATCATTCGTAGGTAGTGATTGTAAAGAGAAACAAGTTCTTGTATGTTTCTAATATTATTACCTATCTCTCTGACGGGTGGGTTTTGAAAACCTCCCTCTGGATTCTTGCTACGGTAATAGAACACACCAGTTTGTTCGTAGATGTCTTGAATCTCTAATGGCTGTAGTTCACCACCGCGTCCTAGTTGTACGTTCTCTAACCCTTCAATATCAATGATGAGTCCATCTGGTTTTGCTTTAGCAATGGATTGCTGAAGTTTCAAGTGTGTGATCTGGAGCATGTCAGCAAACCCTATAACAGAGGATACCATTGACTTAGGTATCATCCCACGGATGTTGGTTGCTACAATACTATATGATAAACGAGCACGTGAAATATCATGTACGTTCTTAGGTATATTTTTCTTTGGCCCGTAGTTATACAACTTCTCTGTACCCACAATGTAAGTACCACCATATACCGTAGCGTTCTTCATGTATATTGCTTCTCTGTTGTATACAGATTGCTGAGGTGCGTTATACTCGTTTCCTTTAAAATAGAAACCTATGTTTCCGTATGCCGACTCTTTCTTCTCGTATATGATATCATCAACAGACATAAACTCAAAGTCCATTACCTCTACCTTGTACTCATCATATCCTTGACGGTAACGCGTACCAGGTCTATCGTAACCGGATCCTGTTGTAGAAAACTGAGTAGGATTGTTTCCATACTTATTCATAACAGTCTTAGCAATCTCTTCGTACTCCTGTTCTGTAAACTGATCACCCGCAATGCGCTTCAAGTCCATGATTGTTATGTACTTGAAATGACCAGCATATGTTAGGTCAGAGAAGGTTGGGTCATCCGTATAGTTGTGTATAAATTTCTTTGGATCAACATACTCTTCCTTGATTCCGTAATTAGGGTCATTGCTTCTTTTTGCAACACCCATTCCTAGTGTAGTTAAATCCTCAACACAACGGCGGTAGATAGATTGATTAAAGTCATTCCACTTCAATGTCATCTCAGTAGCAATCTGAGCAGAGATTTCTGCGTCTGTCTTAATGTTGGTGTCTAGGAATATTTCGGTTTCCTCTGGGGTGTCTGGTAGTTGTCCAGGGTCTTGTTTAACGCGCAGTCCAAGCGACTTCGCTTCTTCAATCATATCGCGATTCTCTATACGCAATACTGTTGCATTTTTCTTTTTATCCTTCTCTGTTCTTGACAGAGGGTCGATTGCTTCAATCTGAGGGTATGGTTCTTTTGAAAGAATTTTGTTTACAACAATCTTAACAAACTTAGGTACGATAGGAACTGGAGTATAGTCTAGCGTCATCAAGGTTCCGTCACCATTGTTGTTGTCGAGAGAGTTTAATATCTGACGATAGATAGATGTATCTTGTGTTCCTTGCGCATAATCTCTACAGCGTTCCATCTCGCTGTTGCGTCGTCCGTACAATGAATTCTGATAGTCGCTACCAATCCACTGAGCAAACATAGCCTTCGCGTAACTTAGGCCATATCCCTTAGACATCTTTTCCTCGACACCGCATAGGGGATCTGGAAATGAAGATTGTCCATTATTGTATTCGTTATCCATACTTAAGATTGCTACTGTTGCAAATATACTTCTTATTATCTTCGTATAATTATCTGACCTTTACGGAAGAACTGCTTGCCATTAAAGTCAGATTTAGGCTTCTCCACTCTATGCCCTTGTGCAGCAAGTAAGGCTAACCCACTTGATATTGAAAGGTCATATTTTGTACGGTCATCTATCTTAAAATTAACCCAGTCTTCAAGGGTTCTTTCGAAATACATTTTACCAAACTCAAGTGTTTCCTCATTGAGACCGACATGTGCGTGTATGTATGATTCGATAGCCTGTGCATGAGCCTGTATTACATCCTGTGAATTCGACGGTATTCCTTTTGTCTTTGTCTTACTACCATAACTGGATGTGAGATGGGTAGGCCTATCTAATAGAAAATGATCGTAACCCCTTGATTCAAAGTGTCTTGCGATACCATACTTGTTGTTCTCAATTAACACGGGGTAACTGTAAAACTTTGCGGCCATTAATATGTCCTCGTAAAAAATCTTTGCAAGCGGTGGACGTGAAGCGTACTCGGCTACAAACATATTGGAGGGATGCTCTAGGTTGAATTTATTAAAGAAATGACAAGCGCCCTTTGAGCCACGACCATCCACTGTTGCATCGATGTCATAACTATCGACTCCAGCGCATCCTAGCCACGCATTCTCTGGTGTCTTTTTGTTTCTTAATTCTACAGGGGGCATCCATGATACCCTCCATCTTCCATTTGGATCAGGACTAAACACTACCTCTGTATCCTTTTGCCCTAAAGACCAAACAAAGTTTCCTGTAACCACAGGGTTGGGAAACAAATCATCATTGTATTCTACCTGTTCGTATATTTTTTGTACGTTGAATAGTGATGCTTTAGAACTATCCCTAAAGGCTTCGGCTTCAGTAAAGGGGAACTGACGTATAACTTCGTTTAGTTCATAAGAGTCTCCAGACAAACCCTTCCTTTCGTTCTTCAAATAAGTCTTTGCTCCTAAGTTTATGTACTCACCCTCTAAGCCTATAATACTATTTTCGGGATCATCAATGACAGGCATTCCGTACTTGTCGAAGAAACCTTCCAGGGCATCGTATGCTGGTATAAAGCACCCATACAATCCGCTCTTTGTCCTGCCGTTTTCGTTCCTATCATTTACATTGCTAGCATTGTACAGTTCTCTGTACTGCCTTCCTCCTCTGTCTAATGGATTTACAGTGCTTCCAACTATTGCTTTACCTACAATCTTTCTACCTACAAGCAAACAAGTACGTTGTACTCGCCATGCCTCTCGTATATCATTACCCTTTTCCCACTTACCTGCCTCATCCAAATACAAGATGTGTAGTTTCTCTCCATCGTAGGCATTGTTGGTTGTGTTCTTCCAGTTAATAATTGTATTAAGAGCCTCACCTCTTGATGAGGTTTTGTTCTTTTTAGTGATTCTTTTTGATGGCTCGCGGAAGGCGAGTTCCATCCTGGGGTTGGTCGTACCATCTTGAATAGGTTTAAAGAAAAAAGGCAGCGACTTATATATAGGCACTACCTTCTTCATGAATATATTCTCCTGTGCATCGGTACCTGTCTTAGACATGATACCCAGTAGTTTCTCTTTAACCTGTGTTCCTTCGTTTACAAGTATTGCCGCAGACATATTGGTGTATCCTGATCTACGACACTTAACATATACCTGTCCTACACAGCGTGGGTCTGCTACACAAGCGTCAAGGTGTATGAATAGTTGTCTCTGGAAATCGAGATAGGATGGGTATCCGATATCAATCTTACACCACTGCAGGAAAAAGTAATGGTTTCCAGTGATATAGGTAGGTACCCCGTTGTTATAGAACCATACTCCATTGCGTCTTCTTTTATATTCTTCAGTAATGTAATTGGTATACTTCTTACGGAATTGCTCTGGCATAGACATCCATTCTTCCATTGACTTTACTTTCTTTAAGTCATCGGGTAACGGTATCCTTTGCCAGTATTGTTCAGCCTTTGGCTTATCGTAAAATAGAATATCCTTCTTAGGTGGTTGCTTAGGGAACTGTATGGGTAAGTCAAAGTATATACTGACTTTTCCTTGTGTTTTGTCAGCACATATGTTGACTACAATTTCATCTTCTATTTCTACAAGTCCAGCCATTTAATAATCCCAGTATATGAAGACTTGATTACTTTGAGTATTGTTCTGCGAATCCTCCGCTATAGTCTCGTTCTTCTTTGATTTCTCCATCTTGCTGGAGTCCTTTGATAAGTTGTTCGAGTTTTTCTCTTTCAACAATAAGTTCTTTTGCGTCTACCGCTGTCTGCTTTATAGATTGCAGTTCTGCTTTACGTTGAGAACCGCTAAGTTCTTGGTCTACAGGCTTTTGTATTTCCTGTATCATGTTCTCTATAGCAATCTGCATAGCCTGCATTAGACGTACAGCGGTATCTATGTTGTTATACTTCTTCGATCTTGCCATGAATTGATTGTAAATACGTTCTCCATAACTTCTCTCCGTTTACCTCCATCTCATAGGATGAGTTCTTTCTGATCAGAACTTTGTCTCCGGGACTCAATTCGAGTTCCTTTAACTTAGGTGAAGACCATCTTATGTATCCTTTCTTTTCTTTAGGGGGATTCGCCTTTGGTATGAGTTCAATGATATCGCTCTTTATTGTTTCCTCTTGCTCTTCCTCTGGCTCTGGAGTTATAAATATCCAGTCACTAATCAACTCTATCTCTCCTGTGTCCTGGCATTTATACGCGTAGGCTTGACAGGATATAGGGTCTAGGTTACCTCCATAGTGTACAACGTATACGTCGTCGTCTGGGTCTATGAATTGACCACGCTTCTTGGTTTCTTCTAACTGAACTGTTTCCTCGTTCATCATCATGTGATTACCACCAAGCACAACGTGGTGATGGAAATACATGGTGTCTCCTACTTTAACATTGGTATCAAACTTGGCTGGTAGAGCAACCACCTCGCCTTCCATGGTTCTGTGTTTGAACTCATCAAACTTGGTGTCGAGATATATTTCTTCACCGTTGACCTCCATGGTGTCCTTAGTTACTTTAGGTACACGTACTAAAAAGTGATAGAGGGATTTCATTCCTCCTTGAGTTCTCCTGTTGGTTTCGTGTCCCAAAGGTTGATTGCAATAGCAGATCTGGTGCCTCGTGTTACCTCTGTAACTCTGTGGTGTGTTCCTCCTGCATCAAATATGATTAGCCTGTTGTGTTTTGCACGTATGCGCTCCGGCTGTTTCTCTGGGCCATTAGAGAACACCTCAAGGTATCCTCCGTCGATATCCATCTCTACAGGGTAGAATACAGTACCTACAATCGGAGACGAAATTTCCCCAGTGCTTTTCCAGAGTGCCTCATCTTTATCCAGGTGCATACCAAGACTTGCATTAGGCATGCCTTCTCCGAACTGACCTGTCCAATACTCAAAGCCGTCTAGGTTTACTGAAGGGTATACTGGATAGTCTCTCCAGATATAAGAGATTAGTTGTTTTTTGATAGTATCGTCTGATGAGTTCCACCATCCGTTCCACCAGTGATAAGATCCGTTATCTCCAAAGAGGTAGTCTTTGTTATCCTCTAGTTGTTTGATAAAGGAAGGGTCTTTGATAAAGTTGTCAATTACAATCATATGAATTCGCAGTCATGTTCAATTAATACGGGCATGTTATCTACGGTCTTCCAAAGCATCGTTCCCTCGTCTTTGTTGTAGATGTATACAAGGTAACGCCTTATTCCGTATTTAACAAAACATCTTTCGTCCTGTATGATTGAATCAATAATTGAATCGCCTGCTCTTTGGCCCACATAATAAGCCATAGCATCTTTCGGGTTAGTCCCGATGATGATTTTTCTAATAAGTTCCATTCTATTTATTTAGCCAGTAGTCTATTGTGCTTGAATCACCCTCATCCTCTTCATTGTTGATGTGTGTGTCAAAAACTTCGCCTACAGTTTCTATCATTAAATCGTATTCGTCTGGTGTAGCCATGTGCATCCCGGTCATCATCTCGTACTTCTCATCATCCTGATCCGACTCTGGCACAAAGATTCCAAAGCAATACATAGATAGGTACCGCTTCTTTCCTCCATACACTTCCATTATATCTTCTATCTCCTCTAGTTTAAGTCTTATGAGTTGAAATGCTAATGTTCTCTGCTTATGGTTCATTAGAAAGAGGTGTTTGTTCCTAAAAATCTTACTTCAAGATGTGAGTTGTCAGCGCTGTAGGTTACCCCGCTGCTTCCTGCAGATCCTCTGAGTTGTAGCCTATACCCTGCTGCTCCATCGCTGTACCATAATACATTGAACTCCAAGTGATAAGTCTCACTATTCTTTACAGTTCTAAAGGTTTCTGCAATTGCTGAACCAGCACTATAGTCATAGATATCGAAAGTAACATCTGTGTTTGCTGTAGAGTCCACCTCTATAGATGCGGTCAACTGAAAGAATCCTTGCTTCTCGTTGATTAAGATATTATCTCTAGGGTCAGCAATACCGCTTTCTGGTATGCTCAGATAATCATTGGCGTCTCCAAAGATTACTGATGATGTTGCTGCTGTTACTGATCCTGTCGCGCTAGAGTCTCCAAATATTTCTGCGAACTGCACTACCGGTGTCTGGCTACCCGTGGCTAAATTACCGCTGTTTTGTGGTCTTGCATATAAAGTTTGTAGACCCGTGCCAACTACTTGATTAGAGACTGAGTTCACTAGGTCTACCTGCTCTATGTATTTATAGGCACTAGCAGTTTCATCCCAGATTAAGTACTTGTCTGCATTAGCGGGAGATGTAATCTGCCCTAAGTTTCCTGCATCCTGTAGTTCAACCGTGCTCCCTGTTGCTGACAGAGGGGTATTCGCTGTAATAGATGCGGTTCCAATTGGGTTTGTATTGAGGTCACGGGTAACTACTACTCCAGATGTACTAAGCATAAGCGCCTTGGTAATACTGGTAGAGGTAGATGGTGTTCCTGTTATCTTTAATTCACCCGTAGTCTCGAGTGTGTCGGTAGAAAGTTTAAGCGCACTGTTGTTTCCCGCCCCGTCTTCTACTACTTGTTCTGTTGCTGAAAGTTGCGCTGACTCAAGTTTGAGTAACTTGTCAAACGTATCCTTTATTTTATTTCCACTAAGTGATGCCATAGTATTACTTTTACCTAACAAAGATACTGATATGCCCAAAAGTACTGTAAGCCGAAAGAAGAAGTTTAGAGAGTTCTCTAAGATTGAGAAGAAGTATATCCAGGAGAACGGTATGAAGAACCTACACTTCCTGTACCTGGACGCCAAGCAGAACATGGATCTGGGAAAGGCTGAGGTGGATTTGCTTTTCTTTATCTATGACCTGGAGTTCTGGACGATAGCGTATGTTTCAGAGACTATGAATAGAAGTCACAAGAAGTTAGCGGACAGATACGTGTATCCGTTAATGAAGAAGGGGTGGATATATAAGCACTTTGATAAACTCACGCCTAGTCAGAACATGGAAGACCATTTCTTTAGAGATGAAACTAAGATGAACTACAAGGTGCGGTATGCTATTACACAGAAGGGCAGGTTATATGTAGCGCGCATGTATAGAAAGATGAGGGGCGAAGAACCTTTTAACTACGAGCCTTACGAGCCGCTTCCATAGCAGGAGTGCTCTTTCCTTTGTCATGTGTAACTAAACGGAAGGGTGCTTCTGGTGATGCTCCCTTGTGTGGTTTGTAGTCACCCTTCATTAGAAAGTGACGACCACCCTCTGTCATCCAGTGGTATCCCTCTGGTGCTTTTACCTTAACGCTCTTGTTAGTCTTCTTTAGTTTCATTTCTGTATTTCTTTTTAGAACCTCGACCTTCTTCATCTAAGTATGTAATGGAACCGTCTGGGTTTTCTTTGTAGTACAATCTACCATAAATCTCTGGGGATGTAACACCTATTTCTGATTGTAACTTCTTTGTATTTATATGACTCCAAATGCCCGTGTCTCGGTCAAGTGGGTCGAGATCCCACTTGTCATAATAACTTATGTACTTTCCTTTGTCGTCTTCACCGAGGTCTATTGTAAAATTACCCAGAGTTTCCCCATACATATTGTTGTAGTCGTCTCCTCGTCCTATAAAAGACTCATCCCCTGGGTATGCAATAGGATTTCTCATACCATACCCATTAGGTTTACGGCGGCGTAAGAAATTCATGCCTGCTTCTCTGGTTAAAGAATTGATGTTTTCATCACTTCTTAGCATGGCAATATACTTGTTCTGATACTTTACACCCTCCCCTGTCTTTAGGAACTGAGGTATAGTTTGCATGTTGCGTTTGTGGTCAAATTTGGCCTTTATGTTTTCCTCAGTTACAGGAGAACTAAAGTAGGTTGCTGATGAATCTGATGAGTCAGAAGGACGGTATCGTGAAGTTTGAATTGCACCAATCGCTGTATCGCGTACAGGCTGACCCATCGCTATATCCAACAAGGCTTGTCGCTCTTTCAGTGATTCTCCAGATCTTGCAAATGAATTTTCTGGTTCTTTTTTATTACGAAGTACAGCATCCGATACTCTCTTAACTGCATTTTCGTAAGAATAGGGATTGATGTTTCGCGCTATCCGTTGGCGTATACCTTTAAATAATCCTTTAGGCTTGAACTTAGGTGCTACAACATCTACTTCATCCATCATCATAGGCTCTCCTACAGGGCTTCCTTCTCTGTACTTCTTCTTCCTGTTGATGGGTTTCTTTGTATTTGTCCTATATCGATTCATTTCTTCTTACGTTTACGGAACGGGAACGGGGGTTTGAACTCCTTGATTCTTCCCTCTGGTAGTTTGTCTACATCGACACCACGCACCTTGGTCTTCTTCTTTTTCTTAGGATCTCCTGCTCTATACTTCATGTTACAAATATACTATCTTTGGAATTATGGAACTACGTGTAATAAGAATGTACAGCCAAGACGACTTCACTCTTGGAGCACTGTACTCAGAAAGTAAAGAAGGAAGGGAATTCCTCTGTTATACATTAGAGGACGAGCATCGTGATGAGAAGGTAATGGGTGAAACCAGGATCCCAGCAGGGACATATCGCATCACCCTGCGTACCGTAGGTGGTCACCATAATAGATACTCAGACAAGTTCCCTAATATGCATAAGGGTATGTTATGGGTACGCGACGTACCAGGGTTTGAATACATACTAATCCATATTGGAAACACAGATGAGCATACAGCGGGGTGTCTATTGGTGGGTAACTCATCAGACATGAAGGGGTTTGTTGGAAAGAGTACCTATGCATACCAACACATGTATCCCAAGGTAGCCAACGAACTGCTTGATGGCAGAGATGTTTGGATTACATACGAGGACTTTGCATAATTGGGTATTTACTACTATTGACTTTATCATTTTTTTCTTGTACCTTCATCCCGTCTTAAAGACGTACTGGGACACAATAGTTCTTTATCCATAGCATCAGCGTCAATGGATACTGAACGGCTCAAGAAGAAACTCAGACATACTACGTCGGAATAAAGTTTTCAAAGGGCCCCTAATTTGCTCAAATTTTTCGCATGCTTCGCGTATCACAGCGACAAGAAATACCCTCCGTTTATCGGGGGGTGTTTTGTTATAGGGGTATCAATTCGGCACATCAGTTGAAACAACACGGGCCATTACTCCTGATCCGTAAAAATTGCTGAGAAATGTTTCTGGTGGGGATAATATATTATATGGACGCCAGCGCGCGCGCACCCGAACGCATCCGCACGAACGGGGGGGAGTGCATACAGGCGAACACGCGCACAGGTTTGGGCGTTTGTGCACGAGCACGAGCGCACCTACGCGAGCACGTACGTACACCGGCACGCCTATGTGCACACACGTAGCACACACACGCCCCCATAGGTGCACCGCACAGCCCCCACCCGCCCCCCGTACATATGAGGGGGGGAACAAATCACGCCCACACACAATCCCACAAGAGAACCACAACCCCACGCCCCACCATTGGAGGCACACTGACCACCCCAAGAGAACGCCTAAAGAATCCAATCCCGACAACAATACCAACACACCACCCAAGAGGAGAAACCCCCTTAGAACGGCTTAAAATAACCTCGCGTATATGTGTAACGCATGCGCCCATATATGTGCACGCTCGCGCAGGTCTGAGCGCGCCTGATCCCCTCGCGCACCTGGTCGCATTATGCGCCCGCGCAACTGTTGTTTTTTCATTTGTCCCAAAAAAAAACCCCGCTCAATGGCGGGGCTTCGTGTGTGCATCATGTAGGCTCAGTCCATGTGTTCCGTGTACACCTGTAAGTGTGAGCCTTCATCGATAACTTCAAATGTAGGGCTGTAAATCGAACGAGTGGCCATTTCCACCTCATCAGTGAGTATAGTTCCAATCAGTTCACAAACAACTTCCATTCGTGTATCATGTCCATGTGCAAAGTCGCAGTACGAGTACACAAGGCTCATGTGACATAGGTGTTCATGTGTCACCTTGCACACATCATGCACAAGGTCGAGCGTGTCAGCAACTTCATTGACAATTTCAATCAGTTTAACAATCGGTAGGTGGTCTTTAGTAATTCCATTCACTTCGTGGTTCACAATCGAGTCGTACATGTACACTACGCAGTCACGCACTTGCTTGTCAAAGGCTTCCATGTCCCTACGTAGTAGTTCAATCGTTCTGTCGTTGTAATTTTTCATCGTATTTTGTTTTGGTTACACCGCAAACATAGGGGGTATTTTCCGCAGTAAGTGTTAACGGCTTGTTAAAGTCTCGTGTGTATCATGCTATGCTCACCACGAATGTGACTGAGTATGTGCATCCGGACTAAGTCCTCATCTGTGTACCCATGTTCCCAAGCCTTGAATTTCAACGAATCAATTTTACCCAAGTCGATACAAGAAAGGTTATCCACTACGCACAAACCTCTTAGAGGTTCGTGTGCATTACATACTCTAACACCACCTCGCTTGTAGAAATCAAAGATTTCATTAACAATTATACTGTTTTCGGTTAAATGGTAGGGTTTTCTTTTGCGCCCTCGTATCTCAAGCACTTGCTCGCTCAAGCCTTTGGCTCGTGCTTTCAAATCTTTGATTTTTTGTAAATCCATTTTCATAAGGCAAATAATTTTGGTTATCAATACCACAAACATAGGCCATCCAATCGCTGTAAAGTGTTAAAGCCTTGTTAAAGTGTGTTCCTATCTCACGTGTGCATTATGCGCCCTCCAGATCCTGTATGCGCCCATACGTACACGCTCGGTAAGGGGGTTGATATATAAAAGGGTGGGAAGAATCAACCCATGCACGCGCGCACACACACATACATACGCACACATACGCCTACACACATGAATACAAAAATTTTCTGTTAAAGCCTTGTTAAAACGTGCTGTTAAAGTTTTGTTAAAGCGTGTTTTTTCATTTGGATTTGTCAATTATTTTCTATAGATATACCCCCTACTACGTAGTGGTAGGGGGATATCTCTATACTATCTCGGCAATCCCCTACCCCTCATACCTCAGACTCCATTCGAGAAGCACCACACCCCCTTAGAATGCGAAATCTCAAATGTGAACCATCCCTTCGTGCTATGCGCGCGAGTCACGCACGTACACATATACGTACACACGCCTTCGCAAGTCATGGACTTGCTCATCACGGGATGGACTGACTGACTGACCAACCCCCATCATACGGGCACGTGATCTGATCCTGTATGTACACAGGAAAATTGGTGAGCATAATGCGCAGGGATTTTAACATTTCATTAACTGAGATTGTCAAAATGTTGTTATTTGTTTGTGGTGTTGAAACGATAACCGAAAACTAAAAAAGATTGCCTTATGAACAACACAACACCCAACACAACCACACAATTACAAGCCCTTGAGCGTAAGATGGGCCGTGATTTTGTCGAGAACCTCTTCGAAGATTTCCTAAACACTGAAGCGTTCGCATCTTTCGGCTTCTACACAGACCTACTGGCTGGTGCCTACAAGAGTGTCCGTGACCCGCAGTTCCGCTTACTCGTACGAGGCAATTTCGATATGTTCGTTAACCCCCAAAACACTGAGGCGTAATGGGCAATTTCGCAACACAACGCAACCACAAGGGCTATGAGTACGTAGTCCGAGTGGTGAGCGCACCGACCTTGGGCGGCAAGACTGCGGCCTCAAGCAAGCGTAAGGTTCGAGGCAAGATGAAAGCCGATGCACTTGAAATGAGATACGCCAACCGCATAGACCGCAAAGCGGAGCGTGAGCATAGCAAGGCCGTACGTAGTGCTGACCAACGTGAAACCCGTAGGGCAAAGCGGAAATAGTACGGTACTTTTTGGATGGTGGTGACCACACCTACAACGGACTACCTGCAAAGGGGATACCTATGCCCCTGTTGCACTGAGTGCTCGTGACACTCGTAGTCCCCTAAACAAATGTGAATGAGTATGACAAATTATGATGGAGTTGAAGTGAAGTTAGTGCGTATAGACACTGGCGTAGAGGTGAGTATGGGCGATGCAGTCGTTTGTTCTCGTGGTGTCGAAGACACGGTGCGTGGGATATACCCACCACACAAGCCAAGTTCGAGTGGTAAGGTGAACATGTATTACCCCTCTGTGTATGGACTTAAATTCGTTGAGGTATGAATGAGTTGCAAAGATTGAGTCGGGCCATCGCTATACACAAAGGCAGAAGGAGAGCGAGCGAGAAGGAAATTCGCGAGGCTTGGGCGTACCTACATAAGGTACACAACAAGTACGGCACGGTTGACGTGAGCATTATCCGATCACTCATACGTTGAACCGTAGGTTGAGAATGAGTTTTAACAATCCTTTAACACTGATTGTCAGATAGTTACCCTATGTTTGTGGGGATGATTTGGTAGTGGTGACCACACTATAAACGGACTGCTACACAAGCACCAATTCTTTTGGTTTTGGTTTATAACGTGGTGTTTGGGTGTACTATGGGTTCGAGTCCCATGCAGTCCCCTAAGCCTATATGTGTAGGGCTATAGATACACATAACATTATGCCTATGGATGAATTGAAAGATGGACAGGTCGTTTGCTTTAACGCCGAAGTCGAGAATGCGGATGACTGCTTAGTGCTTACAGCACCGAGCGAGTATGAGGGCGAGTTTGCTCAAGCAGATATGTGTGCAAGACCTATGTTGCACCACAATGAAGGGTTCGATAGGGTTACCATACTTAATGACGAATACCTCTCGGATGTAAAACAACTTGTGTGTGGTGACAAGATATGGTTTCCACACTACGACAATGAGTGCAGTATTTCCTACATAGATGGGGCATACAGTATGTACGAAGGTGGGTGGTGTTGGACAGATGACACGCTGTACTGCGAGGAAGATGGGTGCACGTACCACATAGACGATCAGGGTGAGAACATCTTTTGGAATGAGCGTAACGAGGAGTACCGACTTTCTGAGGAGGATGACCGCCGACTGCATGAATACCACAGTGGTTTTCGTAGAGACTTCACTACACCCGACACGGTGTACACGATTGGCTTCGAGGTCGAGAAGGAAGATGAAGACCCCCTTAATGAGTGGGACTTGGATGACACGGATGAAACGGGATGGTGCCGCGAGTCGGATAGTAGCCTGTGCAGTTACGCAGGATTTGAATTGGTAAGCCCTGTGTTTGATTTGAACGGTACTTTATTGGATGAACATATGGAGCACCGTGTTGTTCGTGACCACATCAACGCTGACTACGGCAGTAGTTGTGGTGGGCACATCAATGTAGGTAAGCGTGGGTTATCGGGCGAGGAATTTTTCGATTCGATTCAAGCATTCGTACCGTTGTTTCTTTCGATATGGAGACACCGATTGGGTAATAGTTACTCACAAATGCAACGCAAGCCCGACAACTACAAGCGTGCTGGTAAATACTCAGCGGTCAACGTTCAAAGTAGATACGTTGAGTTCCGCTTACCACCTGCGTTCAAGAACGTGACCAACCTGCTATGGCGTAGGGATCTGATGCGTATCATGTGTGCTAACGAGAACATCAAGCCGTTGCAATTGATTACGATGATGCTCAACCCTAAGAGTGAATTGGGTATCCACTTGCGTAAGGTGTACTCGAACGACCAAGTGCTGAGGGTAGTGAGTATGTACGCTCAGTTTGCCGATGACTTGTATGGCTCGTTCAACTTCAGTGCTGATGGTGTGGGTGTATTCCACAAGAGTGTGGTTCGTAGACTGAAGAACCGCAAGGTAGAGGCACGTACTATCGTGTCATACACTGGCGAGGCAGTGGAAAGACTGCGCAACAGATTTGGTAGAGACTACACCATTGATGCACAGCCTACGTTGGAGGCTATGGATAAACTTTTAGAACAATAATATAACCGAAACCGATGAGTGCAATGGGATATAACCGCACAACTATGCTTATGTGTATTGCAATTATGAACGATGGTAAGATGTTACCTAAGAAAAAACTAAAGAACTGTTGGAACAACAACGATGATGGGGCTGGTATGCTCTACATTATGGATGGCTTGTTGTGTATCGAGAAGTTCCCTAACAAGGGGGGCAATTCGTTCGACAAGTTTCTTGAGCGTTACCGCGAACTCAAGACTTCCGATGTGGGTAACAAGCCCATGCTCTTGCACTTCCGTATCGCTACACACGGTATGAGTGACGAGTACCTACACCCATTCGCTGTGACACCTACACTTGGACTCATACACAACGGTGTTATTTCGGGGTTCGGAACTAAGGACAAGAGTGACACTGCCGAGTTCGCAGAACTTGTGGGTACTATACCCGCTGTTGATATTGATGTGCTCGACAATCCCTTTATCGAGGATGCTATCTTCACATACTTGGGTGGCTCAAGTAAGGTGGTGTTCATGGACAACGAGGGCTTGTACCGCATCTTCAATGAGGGGATGGGCGAATGGATTGGGGACAATTGGTTCAGTAATGACAGTCACTCACGTGCCGTACGTTACTACGGAAGCACAGCCGTTACAGGATCCAGCAAGTACACATACGATTGGGACTTGGATGCTGAGTCTGACCAAGCCGATGTGGATGCTTGGAATGAGTCCTTTGGTATCACTACTACCGATGAGTTGGATGACATAGCATACGACACTGAAGCACCACTGCAAGGAACGTATGACTGCGTAGGATGTGGCACACAAAACACGAAGATAAACTTCAACGCAGAGTGTATGAATTGTAGTGCATACCAACTCGATGCAGTCGATGAGGTCATGGAATTATGGACAAGCCTTGAGTGTGGCTACGAGGGTGATGACCTTAAAGATATAGCGTAATGGAATTTGAATTGCAATACAACGACAACACATTGAACGTGGTGGCCACTGTTGCTGTGTACCGAGATGAAGGTACATACGACACGCCACCTTACACCGAGCATGAGGTGGAAGATCTGGAGGTGAGCATGTATGACCACGAGGGTAACCTTGTGTACTTGCCTATCGAACTGCTCTCTAAAGAGTTACGAGATAGTATTGATAAAATCATAAACGATAGAGTGATATGAAAAACGAATTAGTAGTAACATCAGTACGTTACTTTGAAACACGTAGAGGACTTGGGTATGAAGCCAAGACAAGCGTACCTGGAGTCAGCATATGGAATGATGGAATGGGTGGAGGCACCTACGTATCATCCTCACTTGCTTACTTTAATCACGGAGATTTTCACAAGGAGTTCTTCCCCGACATAACGTATGCTTCCATTGACTATGAGAATGCACTTGAGGAAGTAATAAATATTCACGAAGGCGTTTAGTCTTAAGTATTAACTCTCAATTTGTGAGACACATTTGGAATTGATTAACGGATTAGTAACCTTATACACACGAGATATGGATAACAAACATGTAGTAAGATTCAGTGACATGCTGAAGAACAAGACCGTAAAATTTGTACGGAGATTAGAGGAAAGTGAGATGGAAGCACTGATGTGGTACAAGAACCCACTCGTATTAGTATTCCAGGACAACACGCAATTGATATTGCAGTGCGATGATGAAGGAAATGATGGAGGTGCCGCCATCTTTTACGATAGTAAACAAGGCACAATGGAAACAATTTATACGGTCTAAAATGGATGACAAGATGATAGACAACTTTATTACATACTGCAAGGACATCGTGGCCAAGCACCCAGATCTTACGGATGAGGTGCATGACTTCTTTGACCTATGTATGATGGAGATAGAAGGTGGTGGGTCGCAACCCCATGAAATCGAATTAGCGATGAGCGACATAGATGATTTAGTAACAACCAAACTCAAGAGTGCAAGAGGATAACACCGCACAACTATGCTTATGAAAGTATTTGCAGTAACCGTACCCAATCCTTACTTGGGTGAAGGCAGTAAGAGTATTGACCGAGTAGCACCTGCAGGTGAGACAATGCTATCTTACTTTACAGTCTTCGCAAAAGACTACGAGGATGCGCGTTTAGCGTTCGTAGAATTTTGTGGTAGAGGTAGGAACTTACCTACCCTCACAACTATTACACCTATCGCAGAGGACTCACGAGTACTCAAGCGAGCGGTAGTACCCAACACCCCTGCGATCCTGGATAGCGTGGAGATTGAAGCACTTGATGCGAATCAAGCGAAACAATTACTGCGTGAGTTCATATCCAATGACAGCACCGACCCGCTGTTGGCTATGGCTATCCGTAAGGTGACTGAACTCGATGAGTATGTTGCATTCAGAGGCCTTGAGTCTACTCTACAATCTCAAATTGAGATAGAGGAGGTACCACTAAGTGAACTACAATCTCTTGCAGATGAGGTGAGTGATGATGTAAACGAAAGTCTTAGTGGCTTAAAGAACACCGGGCTAAGTCGTGACAAACTTAGTTTCATAGAGCGTTTAACATCTAAACGTGGTGGATAATGGATGAGTTCCGTAAAGCGGTACGTATTGTGGAAGAGGCGCGGGATACTGCTGCGCTTCTACACAGTACCTATGTACGAATACAATTAGAGCAAGCACTTGAGGTACTTGCATTAGTAGAAATAAAATTAAATACAATTGACAATGAGTTTATACGACCAACTAAAGAGAAACCCACCCAAACTACAGGTAGCAGGTGAGGTGCGTGAGATAAAGATTAATCTGGTGTCCGTGATGTGCGACAACAAGTACAGATGGACAGCCCGAAAGAACAATGAAGGAGACTTTAAGGTTTTCACTGACCGATTTGCTTACAGCAACTTCGGTATTCCCTACTACAAAGACGACATTGAATGGGCTATGGACAACGGCGATTGGAATTGGGTGTTCGATATGATTAACGAAGGCACCTGTCAAGTCGAGAGAATACAATACAGATAACTAAATACAACTTGCCTTATGAAAGTATTAGAATTATTTGCTGGCTCACGTTCAGTGGGCAAAGCCGCAGAAGAACTTGGGATGAATGTATTCTCAAGTGACATCAAACAGTTTGGTGGTATCGACTACGTTGTTGACATCCTGGACTTTGATGTAGCAGAAGTGCATGGATTCAGTAAGAATCTATGGGTGCCCGATGTGATCTGGGCGTCACCCCCATGTACATCGTATAGCATTGCAGGTGTGAGACACCACCGCAATGGACAAGAACCTACGTCAGAGTTCGCTGTAAAGAGTGACAAGATTATAGACAAAGTTCATGAGTTGATACACTACTTTACACTGTTGAATCCAAACCTTGTGTACTACATTGAGAACCCTCGTGGTATGCTACGCAAGATGGACTTCATGAAGCGTCATCCGATACGACACACGGTAACGTACTGCCAGTATGGGGACACACGTATGAAGCCAACCGACATATGGACTAACGACTTGCGTTGGAACCCACGCCCTATGTGTAAGAATGGTGCGCCTTGTCATGAGCCTGCACCA